CTGATAAGCACGACTAAGGAAACGGCATTAGCAACGGTTATCCCCGTAGTACTTGGCGGCGGTGGGGCTACTAAAGCAGAACGTAAATTATCAAGCGAAGGGTTGCCTACTATTGCCATCAAGTTTGATTCCTACAAAGGGCGCAGTAATCAGCTATGATAAAATTCAAGAAGAGCTTAAACAAGCTGCAAAGAAGTTTACAGTTCATGAGTGCATGTACGATGCGTGGTCAGCAACGCAAGTTGCGCAGAACCTAAGCGACGAAATGGAAATGGTAAAAGTTCCAATGAACACTGCCAATCTTTCAGAACCAATGAAGACGTTTGATACTTTGATCAAAGAAGGAAAGATAAGGCATAACGGATCGCCACTCCTTCGTTGGTGTCTCGGTAACGTAGTTGGAAAGGAAGATCATAATTCCAATGTGTTCCCGAGAAAGTCTCATGAGAAAATGAAGATCGACCCTATCGTTGCAGCTCTCCTTGCACTTGCAGGATGGCTTGCGGCTCCAGAGGAAAAATCAATTTACGAGTCTCGCGGGATAAGGGTCTTGTAGATAAGGAATCAACATGAAAAACATCAAGAGTAAAACAACAGAACGAGAGTGCAACGATTGTGAGAAAGTAATTCCAGAAGGAAGACTGCTACTATTTCCAAACGCAGAAACGTGTGTTGTATGCCAAGACTACCGAGAGAAGAAGGGCGACTTCCAAAGGCACAAGATGAATGTAAGGTATGTGTTTAAGTGTGACGAGATAGAATCAACAGAAGAAACAATTGTAAGAGGCTCTGCGTGAAAACTATCTACAACCACCCCATTCCGATTGAGGAAGAAAAATTTTCTCTCGATCTTCAAGATGGGTGGAAGTTTTTGTGTGTGGCTTTCAGGCAAGACAAACCTTTCATGTGGGTAGAAGTGCGCGACTTTACGCCGAAAACACAACACAACTTTCAACTGTTCGGAACTGGACAAGATATTCCAGACGATGCCAGATACTTGGCGACCTACAAACTTGGCCCATTCGTACTGCATTTATACTTACTATAGGAGTTATTTTATGAAAGAGCTGTGGAAAGAAATCGAAGGCTTTGAAGGAAGTTACGAAGTAAGCAATATCGGAAGAGTTAGATCGCTCGACAGAAATATAAAAGTATTAAGCAAAGGACAATTTTTCATTAGAAAAGTTAGAGGCACTATTTTGAAAAGCAAAGTAGATCGTTATGGGTATATCTCTATCGAATTAAATAATGGCGCTCCCAACTATTACACCGTTCACAGACTTGTAGCTAAGGCGTTTGTTGTAGGGTACTTTCCTGGAGCGCACGTTAATCATAAGAATTTAGACAAGACGTGCAATAAAGATTTTAATTTAGAATGGGTTACTAATCTTGAGAACCAAAGACACGCGAACCGGGCTGGAGTTAGGTCTGGAACTAAAAATGGAATGTCCAAACTAGACGACTCAAAAGTAAAAGAAATTAAGGCATTACTTTCAAAAGGTTTGAACACTGTCCAGATAGGAAAAATTTTTGACGTATCAAATGTGACCGTATCACTCATCCGAAGAGGGAAAATTTGGAAGCATGTTTAACGCTGCGCAAGTAAAGTATCAGTAAAAAATATATTTACTTTTTATCCTGCTATGCCTCAGACTGGTCTCAGAGGAAAATCATGGCAAAACTATTATCGCTAAATGGCAACCAAGCCGGATGCCCACTAAAAATTTATAGCAAGAATGCCACTCAAGCTGAGATTATTATCTATGCTGGTATTGGGCAGGACTATTACAAAGATGGTTCCATGATTTCTGCAAAAGATTTTTCTGAAAAATTAAACGCTCTTCCAAGCACAATTAATACACTAAACATACGTATTAATTCTGGAGGAGGAGATGTTTTTGATGGGATCGCAATTTACAATCGTCTTAAACAACACAAAGCTAAAAAAGTTGTTCACATTGACGGACTCGCGGCTTCGATTGCTTCAATCATCGCGCTCGCGGGAGATGAAATTATTATCGGAGAAGGCGCTCTCTACATGATTCACTTGCCTTGGACTATGGCATGGGGAAATCGTATGGAGATCGACAACACCGTAAACCGTTTGATGGACATCGAGGAGCAGATGCTTGGCATTTACTCTAAGAAAACAAAACTCGACAGGAACGAAATTCGTGCCATGTTGGAAAAGGAAACTTGGCTGGGAGCAGACGAAGCTATTGCAAAAGGCTTTGTTGATTCTCAGTCAGAAGACACCGTAGCTATTGCAGCTAGTGCCATCAAGTCACCTTGGATCGCTAAAAAGCCGGAGGCTTATTTCTCCCAAACTGAAGCGACTAAGTTGAAAGCAAAGTCTTTATTGGAAAAGGTTCGTTCGCGCTTGGATCGTAAATAAACGCATCTGGCAAACGGCTTGGTAGTAAACAAACAAACAACTCTTTGAAGGAGAGAAATATGACAATCGAACAAATCAGAGCACGTCTTGCTGAGATTGCTGCATCAATTGAAGGAATTCAAGCTGGCGCGGAAGGTTTCACAGAAGAACAACAATCAGAAATCGAAGGCTTAAGTTCAGAGTTTGATACTCTTAACAAGCAACTTGAAACTGCTGAAAAAGTAGAATCAATGAAAGCTCGCGCTGTAGCACCAAGTGGTCGTAAGACTACTGCTGCTGGCGTAGTAGTTCCTGCTCCTGAGCGCACTCAGAAAAACGGCGGATTTGAGAATGCTGGCGCATTCTTGATGGCTGTTAAAAAAGCAAGCCAAACAGGTGAAATTGACAAGCGTTTCAACGCAGCAACTATGAAAGAATCCGTTGGTGAAGACGGTGGTTTCTTGGTTCCTGAAGAAATCAGCAACGCGATCTTGAAAAAATTGGCTGGCGATGAGTCTCTCATGGCTAAGACAACTGCTCTTCAAGTTGGCGGAAACAACCTCACTCTTACAGTTGATGAAAATCAACCTTGGAGCGGTGGTGTAACTGCTTACTGGACAGCAGAAGGTTCTGCTATCACTGAGAGCAAAGCTTCTTTCAAACAAGCTTCTTGGAGATTGCATAAACTTGCAGCTCTTGTAAAAGCTACTGACGAGTTGCTTGATGATGCTGTGGCTCTTGAGTCCTACATCATGGCTTCTGCGCCAAACGCAATCATGCACCAAATCAACAAAGCTATCTTGACTGGTAACGGTATTGGGAAACCACTCGGTATCATCAACTCTAGCTTTGCTGTTACTGTTGCTGCTGAAGGCGGACAATCTGCTGATACAGTAAACGCTGTAAACGTAATCAAAATGTACTCTCGCATGTTCCCAAGTGCTCGTGCGAATGCAGTTTGGTACATCAACCCAGCGGTTGAAGAGCAACTTCGTCAGATGCAAGACCCTAACGGTGCTTACATCTACTTGACTCCTGGTTCACAAATGAACCAATCACCATACGCTACCCTTTTGGGCCGTCCGGTGATGCCACTCATGGCGGGTATGCCAGCTCTCGGAGATGTTGGTGACATCATCTTCGCTGATCTTAGCTACTTCTACATGATCCGCAAAGCGTCTGGTGTGAAGTCTGCAACTTCTATCCACTTGCACTTCGACAAAGAGATCACAAGCTTCCGCTTCAGTCTCCGCGTTGATGGTAAGTGTCCATTCCAATCTCCAGTTACTACTGAGTTTGGTAACTACCAGATGTCTGCGTTCGTATTGCTCGCAGCTCGCTAATTTAATAGTGGCCTGACTCAGCTTGAGTCGGGCCACTAAACTTTTATCGAAAACAACTTAACTAAAATCAAAATTCTCAAAAGGAGAAAAATCATGAAAAATAAGATTTTGGCTTGGCACTTCCTCCCAGAAAACGGGATGACTAGATACAACAACATCGCCGTTGTCCCTGGTGTTGAAATCATCCACAATGGCAAGATTGAACTGTGCGCGTCCGGGCTGCATGCCAGCATCAAACTGGATGATGCGCTGTCTTTCGCCCCCGGCCCCATCCTTTGCCGCGTGCTCTCGTCAGGCAGAATCGAAAAAGGCGATGACAAGATTGTATCCACGCGTAGAACTGTTTTGTGGATGTTTGATGCTTCCCGCGTGCTGCGTCTCTGGGGATGCTGGTACGTCCGTAACACCCAACTCACCGACGGACGCACAACTTGGGATCTGCTCACAGACATCCGCAGCCGGAACGCCGTGGAAGTGGCGGAAAGGTTTGCGATTGGAGAAGCCAGCCGGGAAGAATTGTCCGCTGCCTGGGACGCTGCCAGGGCCGCTGCCGGGGCCGCTGCCTGGGACGCTGCCTGGGACGCTGCCAGGGCCGCTGCCAGGGAC